CGGGGTTAGGCTGCGGCAGCTTCGGGCTCCTTAGCGGCTTCTGCCGCTTCAGCTACCTTGTGCATGATCTCCAGAACCTTTTCGGTGGTCATGCCATGCTTAAACGCTGCTTTGAGAGCGTTTTCAACGCGCTTCTCGTCGGATACAGGCTTACGTTCGACTTTCGTCTCGCGGCTAGACCATGCGGAGAAGGTCTCTCCCTTGTCGAGCCACTTACGAAACAAACGTTCCTTGCGGCGTGCCTTATCCTGAGGCAAACGCTTGCCAAACTTCCCAGTGTTCCGCAGTTCATGCGGGAGGAACGCTTGCAGGAACAACAGAACCGGCTTGCGCCTGGAGCCTCGTAGTGCCGCGAGGAGACGGTTAGCGATGGCGACGTTGTCGCCCGCCGTTACTGCTTCAACGATGCGAGGCAAGATCTTGTCGAGGCTAGCGTCAGCCTTGCCAATTGCCTTGATCGCGTCGTTGATATCCGCTTTCTGCTTATCCGTCAGGACGGTAAACTTGCGCTCAAACGGGATTGCTTCATCGGTCATGATGATATTCCTTTCGTTAATGGACTAAAGATAACCCCGGAATTGGGGCCATCTGTCAGGCCACTAGGCTAGGGTTGTGCCGGGTAAGAATGTCACGAATGCCATGCCAAACGAGACAGAACACAAGGTATGCGATAGGCAGGGAGCGGTTGACTAGGCCGCTGTGACGCTATCAGGTCGAAAGGATAGGATGCTTGCTAGGACCAACTAGCAGAGGCAAACTGTCATACAGCGTTGACCCGGATCACCGTCATCATAGACTCTAGATTCTGGCTTTCCTGATCGTGCTGTATTGGGTTTTTAAAGATACACCGTACACCGTTTGGATTCTTTAACCTGCGCCGGATTCAAACGGACCTAAATCGTAGTCACGAACCTAGCTATCAACCCACGCGCGGCATGGCGCGGTAGGTTGACCTTCCCCCGTGGCGGGCCTGGAGCTAGTGGATCTTGCAAACCATAGACGCAAGGAATAGCGGTACCCTACCCGTTGCAGAGCACGCACTATTGATCAGTAAGGGTCTGGCCAGCGATCCTAATTCGGGCCAGAGTGTCCCCTACCATAACGGCATACGTTTTTAAGGATCACCTACGCGCTGGGCATAGGTAGGCCAAAGCTCCTAGTGGAGCCGTGGCAATGACGCCTAGACTTCCAGCGTCGCCCTGGATGTTGCAGGCCGTGTGCCAGTCTTGAAAACTTCAATGGAATCAACGGGATAGGCGAAGGATAGGAATCGTTATCATTAGGTGAGTGTTAAATATCCTGACACATTAGACGAAGAATCAATAACTTACGGTGTCGGGTATCTTTACAGTTAGTGAGCACTATCGCCGGGGCTCGCATAGGTAAGGGATTCCCAGTGTAAAGAATCCTGACAGATAGGTGGGTAGGTTCCAGGATGGTACGGACTCCGTGGGATATGCAAGTTATGTGCCAGGGTAGAATCTGGGGGTGAGTGTCAGTATGGTACGGATCGGTTCCAGTATGGTATGGGATGGGTGCCAAACCGACACCCACATGTTAATATCCTGTGGATATCCTGTGAATATCCTGTGGATATCCTGTGGATAACTCAGATCGACCCCCCGGAGGGGGGAATGAGAGTATCCTCGCGCGGGGGGTGCCCCCCATATACCAAAAATAGCAAAAAATCGAGACTTTATATAACAAAAAGTATCCTGATTATAGCCAAAAGATCCGCCCAACTAATACTTCGGATTTATTGAGTATAATCAAAGAGTTACAGAATATCAACAGGCCAGAGACCCCAAGGGAGAATCCGTGGCAAACAGCGTAGATGACGAAAAAGAAGAGGGTCGAAAGGGACGCCCCTCTAAGGCTCTCCTAGAGCAGACAAAGAAACCCGGTAGGGTGGGTAGGCCCAAGGGTCAAACGGCGATCCTGAAGGACTACAGGGCCCGTATGCTGGCTTCCCCTAAGTCACGTAAGGTTCTGACTAAAATACTCGATACCGCACTAGAGGACGGTCACCCACACCAAGGGGTGTGCATGAAGATCGTAGCGGACCGTATCCTGAACATGAGCCATTTCCAGAAGGAGCAAGCATCAAGTGCGAACGAAGTTAAGATCACTATCAACGTGGCAGAAAACTCAACTGCTCATGTGGGTAGTGGAGAAGCTATTGACGCTGATTTTGAGGAAGTCGAGGAAGTCGGAGAAGTCGAAGACCAAGAAGTCGGAGGAGGAGAAGCCGAAGGAGAAGTCGGCGGAAGAGGAGAAGTCGGAGGAGCCGAATGAATCTGAACGTACAGCTCCTCGATTGGCAGAAGAAGGTGTGGCAGTCCGAAGCGAAGTACAAGATCGTGACAGCGGGTCGCCGCGTAGGAAAGACTGAGCTAGCTGCTTGGAGGCTTATCGTTAACGCCCTAACTGACGGGATCACAGACAAAGACGCTCATAGGTTCTATGTCGCCACTACTCTCAAGCAGGCTCGTAGGAACATGTGGGGCAAAATCCATCAGCTAGCCCACCCAGTGATTAAGAAGTCACACATCAATGACTTGGAGATCACTCTTATTAACGACGCGGTTATCACGTTCCAAGGGGCGGATAACCCTGAGCCTATGCGAGGAGTGAAGCTCGCTGATCTCGTACTGGACGAGTACGCGGACATGAAGCCCTTTGTCCTAGAAGAGATCCTTGAGCCCGCTCTGGCGGACTACGACACCGGGTACCTGATGATTGGTACACCAAAGGGACGTAACCGTTTCTATGAGGAGTTCCTTAAGGCTAGTGAGGGTGACGATCCCCTGTACGAGGCTTGGTCGTTTACGACCTACGATAACCCGCACATCAGCAAAGCCTTCCTTGAGCGTAAGAAGAAGACCATGACGGACCACGCCTTCCGGCAAGAGTTCTTGGCTAGCTTCGAGTCCAAAGGGTCTGAGGTCTTCAGTGAAGAGTGGGTTCAGTTCTACACAGAGCTACCTAAGGGTTACGGTCAATGGTTTATTGCTATCGACCTAGCAGGCTTCGAGGAAGTAGGAAAAAAGAACAAGACAAAGAATCTGGACCAATCAGCTATAGCCTGTGTGTTCATAGCCCAGAACGGTGACTGGTACGTGGATGACATCATCAAGGGTCGTTGGACTCTTGATGAAACAGCAGAGAGAATTGTTGCGGCTGTAGAGAAATACAAGCCTGTTAAGGTAGGTATTGAGAAAGGGATTGCTAAGCAGGCTGTTATGTCGCCGCTAACGGACATGCAGCGTCGTAAAAACCGGGTGTTCCCTATCCACGACCTAACTCACGGTAACCAGAAAAAGAACGACAGGATTGCTTGGGCGCTCCAAGGCAGGTTCCAGAACAGGATGGTGTACCTCCGAAAGGGTTCGGATTGGGTTGTCGAGTTCCTCGACCAGCTTTTCCAGTTCCCGGATCAACTTACACACGACGATATGATTGACGCTCTTGCTTACGTCGATCAGCTTTCAGATCAATCGTACCTTGAGAACTACGTTCTGGAAGATTTCGATTTACTTGATGACGTAGCAGGATGGTAAGGGACCTTTATGGATGACATTCAGAAGCTAATGGATGAAGATTTCCATGGGCAAACGCTAGAATCCTGGGTAGTAGCCCAGTGTAACGAGTGGCGTAGGCACATGGAGTCCAACTATTACGCTAAATGGGATGAGTACTACCGAATTTGGCGGGGTGTTTGGGCACAAGAAGACAAAACACGGGGCTCAGAGCGTTCAAAACTAATCTCACCGGCCACACAGCAGGCTGTTGAGTCCTCTGTGTCGGACTTAGAAGAGGCTACCTTTGGTCGAGGGAGCTTTTTTGACGTAGATGAAGACATCGGGGGCGACCCTCAGAGCACAGAAGCCCTGAAAAACACCCTTGTTAAGAAATTCCGTAAGCATGGTATCCGTAAGGACGCTTCGGAAGTCCTCATTAACGCCGCTGTGTTCGGTACAGGGATAGGTGAGCTGGTTGTAGACAGCTATACTCAGTACACACCGACTGAAATAGACGACGACGGCCTCCGAGTTATTGGAAGACAGGAATCAGAAGAGGTTTGTGTTAAGCTACGGCCTATCCACCCCAAGAATTTCCGTATTCCGGACACTGCAACCTGCATTGAGGACGCTATCGGCGTAGGAATCGAGGAACTCGTAGCACCTGACTACGTATTCTCGCTCCAAGAGCAGGGTGTGTACCGAGACACGGACGTAATCCTGAGTTCGTACGCAGCAAATGACGACCTCGAAGCCGATCCTACTATCACTAACGAGAGTGATGAGAAGGTTAAAGTCCTGAGGTACTACGGTAAAGTACCTCGCCACCTATTGGAGGCTGTTGAAGGGTTTGAAGCTGGGGAGAACCACTCAGATACGTATTACACAGAGGCTGTAGTCGTTATCGCTAACGACGGCATCCTTCTCAAAGCGGAAGATAACCCGTATCTCCTTAATGACCGGCCTATTGTGGCGTTCCCTTGGGATATTGTCCCCGGTAGGTTCTGGGGCAGGGGTGTTTGCGAGAAAGGGTACAATCCGCAGAAAGCATTGGACGCAGAGTTGCGCCAACGCCGCGATGCAATGGCAATGAACGTAGCTCCTATGCTGGGTATTGACGCAACCCGTCTACCTATGCTGGGACAAAAGCTTACAGTCTCGCCCGGTAAGCAGATCCTTACCAACGGAGACCCCCGTGAGATTCTGCACCCATTCAGGTTCGGTGATCTGCCACAGACTAGCTTTGCCGAGACAGAGGGTCTCGGTAAGATGGTACAGATGGCTACTGGGGCCGTGGATAGCGCAGGTATCGCTGGGCAAGTCAACGGTGAAGCAACGGCTGCGGGGATCAGTATGTCTCTGGGCGCAATTATCAAGCGCCAGAAGCGTACTCTTATTAACTTCCAAGAGTCTTTCTTGATTCCCTTTGTGGAAAAGGCGGCTCATCGCTATATGCAGTTCGAACCAGATAAGTTCCCGGTTCGTGACTACAACTTTATTGTTACATCCTCTCTGGGCATCATGGCCCGAGAGTACGAAGTAGGGCAGCTTACTCAGTTGCTGCAAACTATGTCTCCGGACAACCCGGTGTACACCCAGCTACTGATGTCCACTATCGACAACATGAATCTGAGCAACCGAGAGGCGCTCATTGCTCAACTGCAAGAGGCCAATAGGCCCACCGAGCAGCAGATGGCTGCCATGCAAGCTCAAGAGCAAAGAGCCCAAGAGCAACACGCAGCCCAGATGGATGTTCTCCGAGCACAAGCCGAAGAGTTCCGCGCTCGTGCTAATAAGTACAACAGAGAAGCTGAGATGTACCCGGCTAAGCTGGAGATCGAACGGATGGAGGCAGCAGCCGACATCAATAACGATGCAGCAGACGACTTCGAGAGAGTCATGCGTGTATCCCAAGAAGCTCATAAACAACGTATGGATCGTGGTGAACTAGCAATTAAAGAGTTGCAGGTAAGGCGGTCCAATAACGCATCCTAACGGAGAAATGCAATGGTAGTTTCTAAACCAGAATTCAATAACGCAATGAGTCAGATCAACGTGTCCTTCGACAAGCTCGTTAAACGAGTCCAGGCGCTTGAAGAGAAAGTAAAAGCGATGGAAGAAGCGGGTAAGAAAACGACGAGGACTAAGAATGCTGCCTAAGGAGCGTTTAGAAATTCTGCATGATCTTACCCAACACCCTGGTTGGGGGATCTTTGAAGAGCTGCTGAAAAACCAAGAGGAAGCTCTTGACTCGGTAGCTAACGTAACCACAGAAAAAGAACTGTTCCAATCACAGGGTCAGATTTTTCACATCAGGCAGTGCCTAGCAATGGCTCAACAAACTCGGGCCGCACTGGATGAAGAAGATGAAGATACTATTTGAGTTCAGATGTAATGACTGTGGTGAAAAAGAGGAATACTTGGTACCTAGAGATATCACGCAAACAAGGTGCAAGCTATGCGGTGGTAACGCTAGCCGAGTAATCAGTGGAGGCAGGCCGGTCCTCGATCCAATTAGCGGAGACTTTCCAGGAGCAACGCTATCATGGGCACGGCACCACGAAAAGATGGCGAAAGCCAATGACTAACTCCATAATCTCAGACGGAGAACACAATGGCAGAAGAGAGCACTAACGAAGAACTCGAACTTGACCCGAGTCTTATCGTTGAAGAGCAGGAGACCCCGGAAAAACCGGAACCCGCTAAAGAAGAGACAGAAGAAGACGATGTACCGGAAAAGTACCGAGGCAAGACTGCTCGGGAAATTATCCAGATGCATCAAGACGCTGAACGTCTCATCGGTAGGCAGGGGAACGAAGTAGGAGAGCTTCGTCGGATCGTGGATGACATCGTAGCCTCCACGAAAAATGCTGAACCTTCTAAGGCACCAGAGCCTGAGCCGGACTTTTTTGAAGACCCGGTCGGCGCATCAGCCCGTGCAGCTAAAAAGGTATACGAAGAGGACACCGAGCTACAAGAAGTCAAGAGTACTGTAAAAGAGATGAAGCAACGTCAGGCGGCCCAAGAGCTGCTTCGTCGTCATCCTGATGCAGCTACGTTGTCGAATGATCCGAAGTTTGCGGAGTGGGTACAGAAGTCTAGTCTGCGGACTAACTTGTTTGTGCAAGCACACAATAACTTCGATTACGAAGCAGCGTCAGAACTCTTTGACCTGTACAAGGAGACCAAAGCATACAACAAAGAAACAGAACGGGCGGCTACGGAGAAGCGAGCACAGGATGTCAAGAAGGCATCTACTGGCTCGGCTAAAGCCTCTGGCGAAACGCGAGGGAAACCTACGTTGAGCCGTGAAGCTATTGTTAACCTCCGGGTCCAAGACCCAGAGAAATACCAACGACTTCTCCCTCAACTCAGACAAGCATATCAAGAGGGACGAGTCAAATAATCCATAGGAGAATAGTCTAGTGGTAGACTCTACTTATCCTGCTACTGGTGGATTTGTTGATAACACCAGTGCAGCAACCTTTATCCCTAACCAATAATTTGGGGATGTAAAACCTTCTCTGAATAACTGGAAGCCCCAAAGGGTAACCAGAGAGAACACGACAGACTGACCACGCAGTTCACGGAGAGACCGTATGAAGCGTTTAAGTTGGAAGTATTTAGCAGGACTGATTGACGGCGAAGGCTGCATCGACGTACAAGTAACCAATCAGGTTTATGTACGACCCAGACTTCGCATAGCAATGACAGATGTAGCAGAAGATATCCTAGTTCTTTGTCAGAACAGTTACGGAGGCCACATCTGCCGGAGAGAGAGCAAGAATCCTAACTGGTCAGATGCACTAAGTTGGGAAGCAAGCGGGTATAAACAGGCTTGTATTGTTCTTAGAAACGTAGTCAATCATCTTATCCTGAAGAGGGAGCAAGCTCGGTTTTGTCTTTGGATGGAGACAAATCTAAAAGGAAAGCAAGTCAGCACAGAGGTGCGGGACGCTGTCCGGGAAGAGCTGAAGCTAATGAAGCGTGACTCGCACAGACTAAGTGAGAAGGCCCAAGAAAGAATTCTTGGGATGCTATAGTCGGACAGTCCGAAATGACTGTTGGAATTGTGGTCGGACGAGATCCGTGCTGCGTTCAAGGCAAATCTTACGATGTCTAACCTCGTTAAGAAGATGCCTATGAACGGTAAGAAGGGCGATACGGTCCGTATCCCCGCTCCTTTCCGTGGCGAAGCCCACGAGAAGGTGGAGAACCAAGCGGTCACGGTTCAGAACAACACTGAATCTCAGGTTGTCCTGACGATTGACCGTCACTTCGAGTTCTCTCGTCTTATCGAAGACATCACTGAAACCCAAGCTCTTGACAACCTCCGTCAATTCTACACTGATGACGCAGGTTACGGTCTTGCCCGAGAGATGGACAGTGCTATCTTTACCCTTGGAACTGGCCTTGGTAACGGCACGTACACTGCTACCCCTGATGACACTGGCGCAGATTGGGTGAACACCAAAGTGTTCTTCAACGATTCTGCTAACGGTAAATCGGCGTATGCAGTAGACACCGTAGCACCGGGTGATGTGTTCGACGACGCATTCCTTCGTGGGTGTATCCAAGAACTTGATGACGAAGATGTCCCGATGGACAACCGTTATCTTGTAGTTCCCCCGAGTCTCAAGAACCGTATGCTTGGCATTGACCGCTACGTGTCTGCGGACTTCACCAATGAGAAGGGTGTAGCATCTGGTTACTTCGGTAGCGTATACGGTGTTCCCGTTTACGTTTCTACCCAGTGCCCGGTGATTGAAGCCGCTGCGGAGAACACGGCATCTACGGTAGATACCCGTGGTGCATTCCTGTTCCACCGTGATGCGTTCATCCTCGGTGAGCAACTTAACATCCGCTCCCAGCAGCAGTACAAGCAGGAGTTCCTCGGAACTCTGTACACGGCTGACTGTCTGTACGGTATCCTTACGTACCGCCCGGAAGCTGGTGTTGTTATGGCTCTGCCGAACGTAGTGTAAGACTAACAAGGCCCCTCTTCGGAGGGGTCTTTCTTTCAGGAGAAACACATGGATCGTTTTACAGATGTAACTGCTGAGTCACCGGCTCGTGCCAGTGAGCCTATTACCCCGAACAATACCGTTCAACTGAGTTCTATCCCTAAAGCTATCTATGTGGGAAGCGGTGGCTCCATTACTGGTCAACTTGTGGGTGACACAGAAGATAGGACTTTTGGAGGTGTCCCTACGGGGGCTATTCTTCCTTTTCAATTCAAACTTATTAAAGCCTCAGGAACTAGCGCAAGCCAGATTATCGGACTTTACTAATGATTATTTCCCCGTCTCTAATTTCACATCTTAATGTTGCGGTTGTCCTGAACAGGGCGGCGGGGATTCCTACAGCTCCCCCGTTCAGCCTTACCGACCTTTTCGCTAACAACGAGGAAGGAGCGATTTTTACTCTAGGCGACAGCAGTACGCTGTTCCAGGACACGGCAGGCACGATTCCGGTTACTGCGATTGGTGACCCTGTTGCGCTTGCGGTCGATCAAAGCGGCAACAGCAACGACGCCACGCAGGCGACGGCAACGGCCCGTGGATTCTATGGCCGGTATCCGGTGGGTGGGCGGAAAAACATTCTTGTGGATTCGCACGACGTTCTTTCAAGCAACTACGCAAATTCAGGCACAACGACAACAGGCGGCGGGACGTGGGAAGAGGGCACGAGGGCTGTTGTGGCGTCCACCGGGGGTAGTTGGAATCGAGTTCAGTTGGCTGGAGATAACGATAACATTGCTGTTAATGACGGCGAGCAAATTTCAGTTACGATTCTGTACGAAGAAGGCACAAGCGGAGAAGCGAGGGTAACCATTCGAGATTCTGATTCAAATGACGAAGTTATCGTGGATGGTCCTGTCGGTGCCCTCACCAGTGTCCTTGAGGAAGCTGGTACCGTTTCAAACTTGGTCAACACCGACTTAGGAGGCGGGCGTTATAGCGTTGCATTCACCATTACAAAAACCGGGGCAAGTACGCGCTTTCGTCTAGGGGTCGGTCCTAGCTCTACGA